GGGCATAGTATTCCCGTTGACCATCCTCAGTTTCAAGGTCGATCTGCTGCCCGGGCTTTACCCCTGATCTGCGCGCACTCGGCGCCCTGTCTTTTAGCTGCTGGTTCCTCCGTTGCGCTAACCGTTCGGCCTTTGGATTCGGTTCCTGTTCCTGGTCTCTCTGTGTATACACAAATGCCAAATCTGACTTGAAGCGTGTCAATATCATGTCACGCTGGAAATCAGGTATCTGCGCAAGATTGGTATCCGGGTTGATCCCCTCGGCTTCCGCCCATCCCCGGTACAGGGGTGAGTGTTGCGCCTGGGCCAGACTGTGAAAGTCCTCGGCCGTTTGGGGGGGAATCCACACCGGATTATCCCGCGTAAACGCATCCAATAAAGCAATGTTATCAGCCGCAAACGGGCTGTTAAGCAACTGCTGTGTCTCTGGATGTTGACTGGACAACCAGGTATTGAACTCAGGCGAGTACCTTCTTTCGCCCCAATCCGAATACGCTGTTGCCAGGTGTTGCACTTCTTGACTTGGATCAGGACCAACCTGGGCCGGAAGTTCTTGCCGCGGTGGTGCTGGAATAGAGCGCAAGACACCATCAAAAGTCTCGGTGAACCGTGACTTGAGTTTGGCCGCTTCCTCTGGAAAATCCTCGTACTCTTTATCAACCCATTCATTGTAGGCTTTCTTCTCTGCCTCAAATCCTGAATTGCGTGTCGTACCCTGTCGCTTGCGGGCTTCATCTTCTGCTGCCCGCATCTTCTGCTGCATCTGTGTCAATGCGCGTTGCGTTGGTTGTAACTGCCCCAGGTGCGACTTGGCGCGTTGTTCCCAACGGGCCGCATCCTGCGCCTGACGGTTAATAATCTCTTGGGCCTTGGCCCGGCTTTCTTCGCTCAGGTCATCGAGCCATTCAAACCCGGTGGGTGCCTTTTGTTCTGCCTCGCCGCCTTGTTCGCCCTCCGGCTGACCTTCTTCCTGACCTTCTTCCTGACCCACAGGTTCTGCCCGTTGCTCGGCCTCATCCTTCTCCACGGCCGCCGCCAATCTGCTCATTTCACGCAGATCAGGATCTTCCGCTACCGCCTGCTTAAACAGTGCGCGTTCTTCTTCGTCATCAAATTCGTCGACGGGCTGTGTTACTGCTGTGTTCATGTCCTCTCCTAGAATCCTGCCGGCGGGGGCAGATCAAAGCCCTCGCTCATTAGGGGATCGCGCTTGCGTTCCCTTCGGATGTCATCAGGTAACTTCAAAAGCTGGCACAGAGCATGAATGTAGCCCAGCGCCAGGTCCAGTTCACGCTGATCAGCGCCAGCGGTTTCGCGCTTCTCACGCAATCGTTCCAGTTCATATTTCGCCCACGCCTCAATCGTACTCCAGGCTGGATTGCCGGGATCAATAATGGGCTGGTCTTTGGCGCTCCACCTAGCCATAGGTATCGAAACCTCGCTCCATGTTGCGCTTCTTCATCGCCACTTCTTCTGCCTTGAGTCTGGCCAGATAACCATCTGTGGCAGCCTTCCGGCGTTCCTCTAGTTCCTTTATCACCCTCTTGGTTTCGTCAGCCCTGGCGCCCAGGTTGAACCTTGCCTCGATGTCCGCCATCGCTACCTCTGACCTGCCAGATGCCTCAAGCGCCGATTGCTCTAATTTCATTTGCTGAATCTGTATCTCCGCTTGCAGCTTGTCGTAACCCAACTGTATTTCGGCCATCTTGCCTTCATCCGGCCCGCCTGGTTGCTGCTGCGGCTGTTGCAGTTCGTTCGCCCGGGCCATGAGTAATGCGGTTTCCGCCTTGATCTTTTCCAGTTCAGCCATTTCGGCTTCACTCGGTCCCTGCTGCGAAAGTTCTTCCTCCGATTTCATCATGCTATCCGGGTCTACATCAGCCGCCTTGAGAATGGAGCGCAGCAGTTCGTCATCCTTCATCAACGGCGCGAACCGATCATTGGTGGTCATGTTGGCAATCACCATCAGGTGTTGCGTCTGCATGTCCTTGACCACCAGCTTGGTGGCGCCCAGTGGCCGAATCGTCATGTCACCCTTGGCGTCGTTATCTTCCAGGTAGATCATGTTGTATTCATACATCGCGCTGATGGACGGCTCAATTATCTCATCGTCATACGACTGCGCTATACGGCGCTGCACCACGTTGCTGGCGTTCAGCAGCATGGCCAGCCCGGAACTGGTGGGCACTGCCTCGGATGGTTCGCCCTGGGCCAGCAGGGGAAAGCCCAGTTCTTCGTCAGCGTTCTGGCGCGCCCGGTCATGGACCGCCATCAACCCATCGGTTCTGGCATCAATCTGGAATAACGCGAACGCATCGTTGACCGTGGCTTCCGGGTCCGACAATAACCATTGCTTCAATCCGCCCGTGATGTTCTCGTTACCGTCTGCCGGCTCAATTACCCCCGCCATGCGTACCAACTGCGGCCCGGCACTCAAGGCTGTGTTGTGCAAGGTCATGTGCCAGGTCGATTGCATCACCCGGTCAGAGTCACGCATCAGGTACGCCACCCCATAACCAAACATCGAGGTTTCGTTTTCCTCGTAGTTCCAGACGTAGTACGGCAGCCGGTACGCGCCTTCCAGGGCATGGCGCTTGATCTTGCACAGCCGGCCATTGCATATCCAGGCTTCAACGATTGGATCCACTACGTCCAGTTCCGTATCCACATCCACACCCACGCGTTCCATGTCCTTGCGACTCAGGCTGCCGGTGTACTTCCACATGGAATAGCGGTTCTTCATCGGCTGGGTTTCGCCGGTCATGTTGGCCCGGGCTACCAGTGAGGCTGAATACGTTGATGAATGACTGGGTTCTTCACGCAGGATTTCGTCAATGATGTCGGCTTCAAACCCGGGCAGCAGTTTCAATTCCTGCATCTGGCGCCGGGTCATGGGCTTGTCGATGAACACGCCCTCACATTCAGATATGCGTTCCGCCGGCAGGGGGTAGAAGTTCCATGGGTCAATCGCCTTGAACTCTGGCGCCGGCTGGTCCTGAATATCTGTCACCCATTCGCCGGTTTCCATCTGCTGTCGAATCTTCTTGTACGATCCCGCTACCGTTGGTCCTTCCAGTATCCCGGTGCCAATCTTGCAACCGTCAATGATGACCTTGCGTTGCTCGGCGTTGTATCGACATTCCGACAGTTGGTCATCCATGTGATCGCGCATCCGGGTCGCGCGCCGTTCGGCTTCGGCCAGTTCTTCCTTGGCAATGTCGGCTTTAGTCAAAGGACGCTGGGGCGGTTGCTCTGGCTGACCCTGGTCTGGTGGCATCATGCCGGGGTCCATTCCGTTCATGGATGGGTCCATGCCCTGCATATTCGGATCCATACCCTGCATGGATGGGTCCATGCCCGGCTGACCGCCTTGCATATTTGGATCCATGCCAGGCGGACCCATCGGCGGCCCGGGTGGTTGCATCTGTTCGGGTGGCGGACCCTGATCATCCGGCACCATGTAAGGCTGTCCGGTTTCCGGGTCGATGACTTCGCTGTCATCTTCCAGGTCTTTGGCCATGGATGGGACAGGCGTTGGCTCTATGTCCCAGCTACGCTCGTTGCTCGGCACCAGCATGTTGATGATGCGGGCCGCAATTGACATCGTGCGTGTTCTGGTCAGGTGGACTACGGGGTTGGCTTTCTTGATTGCGGCGCCGTAATCGGCTGCGCCCTTGGTGATTCGATCAATGGTGTTGCCTTCAAATTGCTGCAAATCGCGCAGCCAGCGGCTTTCAGTCTCTCTCCTATCAGCCACCGCTTCATCGCGTTTGCCTTCCAGCATGGAAACAATGGCCGTGACTTCGCCATCTTGCGAGGACATTTGTAACCCCTGGTTATGGGGTACTAGTTCCTGGTCCATTGTCGCGTAACCCTCTGGTTTTTCTGATCATAGCACCTTTTCATCAGATTGAGTAATCCCCAAATACAGGTGCAACTACCCGGCCGGCACGGCGCTTCGCTGGTTTGGTGCTGAATGTGTCCATCCGCGACAGCATGTACATAGTCGCATCCAGCAAATCATCGTGGTTCTTGTTCACCTTGCCATTCTCATCACGTTGATAACTCTCATATTCTTCGCGCCACATCATGAGCGTGTTGAACACTCGCAACCGGCCTGTCTCGATCCGCTGGCGCAGGGAAAAGATATTGGCTTCAGGATTCTTGATCGCCGGGCTCAGGTTCAGCCCCAGGTCACGGTAAATCTGGATCATGCGCTTGCCATCGGAGGCGTTCGTGCCGGCTGTCTCAGAGTTTCCCTTGATCCAGTCACCGCGCATTTTAATGGCATCGGTATGCACACTGGGCAATTCCATCTTCATGCGGTGTTCGGAGTACAGGTTGATGGTATCGCTTTCCTGATCCCATGCGCCCCAGATCGCAGCAGTCGGATGTGGTGACCAGCCAAAGTCCAGGCCAAAGGCCCGCGGCCAGTATTCTGGTATCTTGAACGGTTTGATGCCGATCACTTCGTCAAAGTCTGTCGTGAAAATAGCCCCACTCCCCATCTTCGGTATGCCCCACCGCCGCGCCTTCATTTCATGCGGAGGATAACGATCAACAAAGGCGTCGATCATTCCCTGGCTGATATGCGGCACATCATCCCAGCTCAACGTCACCATGTAGACGCTGGGGTCGGCTTGCAGTGCCCGCCGGCGCAAGTCCAGGGTTAACTCAGTCTGGCCCAGCAGTGGCGTGTAGGTGTTAAACACGATACCCTGGCGGTCAAAGACACGCTGCACATTCTCCCGGTGTATCTCGACTGGCGCTTCTTCATCCTCCCACACCCAATCCCGGTCTGTGCCCTCAAAC